TTGTATGCCGATTCGATCCGCATCTGGTATTTGTCGAGCGTGTCGGCTGCTTCCCGCAGTTCCGCGGCATTACCAGCGGCGAGCATCCACGGAGCGTGCACCATGAACATGCCATTTTCGGCAATCGTCACGGTGTCTCCCGCAAGTGCGATGTAACTGGCAATCGACGCAGCGAGCGAATCAACCACCACGTCCACGCCGCCTTGGTGCCTGCGTAGCATGTTGTAAATTGCAATGCCTTCGTCCACGCTTCCGCCTGGACTGTTGATGCGAACTGTCATGCGTTCTTCGCTTGGCCAGTCTTTCATGGCATTCATGACGGCACCAGCATCAATCATGCCGAGCCAAGCCGGTCCAATGTCGTCGTACAGAAACAGCTCGCCGGTTGCACTGTCGAAGTCAAACATTTCGCAAATCCTCTGCGGTTGCGTTCGTTGCGTAAATAGAATTGCAGCGAGTGCGGTAAATCGGCTGCATGCCATGCACTGCCGCCAGCCTGTCGAGGCATTGACTTGGTGCTTGGATTACAAACCCGTTGAATGTCCGCATGCCGAGCAACCACGATGGTGGTTGGAATTCCGCCTGCGGCATGTCGTTGACGTATGGCCCCGCCTTGTCGTAATGCTCAACCATCAGCAGCCGCGGCTTGCATGAAGCAAGCACGATTTGCATAAACAGCACATCAATACCGTCCACGTCGATCAGCACCAATTCCGGCTGCGTCAGCTTCAAGTTTTCGCCGTCTCGAAACGCTGGCAAGCACGCAACATCGTCACCGAATTTGGCTCTGAGCTTGTCGCGTGCTTCGTCGTCTTGCTCGTAACACATGACGGGATACTTGCCAACTAAACGCTCCAGCGTCAGCGGTAGTTCTTCGCCGTCACCCGCACCAATCTCCACGGCACAATTGACGCCACCAATGCGGCGTACCAATTCGGCAATAATGCCTTGCTCACCCCATTGCCAGCCTTCGGCAAACTTTGCGATCCATTCAAAACCGGCAAACAGTTCACACTGCTGCGGTTGTTCTCTCTGCAAGAATGCGGCAGTCATCTTCCCAGCCTTTGATTTCTGCGGACACCGCCGCTTTTAGTTCTTCGTCGGTGGTCACAGTGTCAGCACAGCCAAGCAACGCCTGCTTGTGCTTGTCGCACACTTCCGCTGCGTAATCGGCATCCCCACCGAAATCTTCAACCGCTTTGGCTAACGTCTTCGCCCAGCCTTCGTAAAACCGATCAATCGCGGCGACGAAGTTCTTTTGGGTTGCACATTGCTGGACGCGTTTACGCTCCACGCCCAACAGATGGTCGAGCCTTGCCATCACAACACGGTTTCGCGATTCCACCTCATCCGATTCGTTTGACGTGTCATCGTCTTCGGTGTCGGTTTGCGACTCTTCCATTTCATCCGCGTCATCGTTTTCTTCCATGGTCGCTTGACCTGGCGTGATTGCCGGGTTCTCAAACGCGTCACCGCCTTCATACGGGTTGAGGTCCAGCTTCTCCCGTGCTTCGTTCGGGTTGATCATGCGGTGCGTAATCGCAACACCAAGGCTTTCAACCGTCGTGCGATAGTCGCTACGAAGCAGTGCAGCCGTGTTGTACTTGAAGTAGTACAGGTTGGAATTTGTAGCCAGTAGCTTGCGGTTGGCTTCCTCTTCCCACTTCACGAGCCAACGCATCAGGCAGTTTGACAAATATGCCAAGTTCTTCTGCTCCAGGCTGTTGTACGAAACGCTGGAATCGTCACCCAGGATTGACTCCAGCAAGAACCACAAAGCCACGTCCTGCCGTTGGTAGCGGCGATGCTCCACCATTTCCGCTTCCTGGCTGTTCATCTGCATGACGTTGGCTTTGATGCCGCGTGTCAACAAACCAGCACGGTCAGCGTTTTCCGATCCGCTGTGGTATTTGTTGAACTCCGTGATGAATTCGCGTGCGTCTTCTTCCTTGCGGAACGCTTCGGGCGGTGCTTCCAGCAGCATTGCCGCCTTAAATCCGTTTTCAAATCCCTGTTTGATGCGATCATCGGACGCCAAGCCAATCCGCCATGAATCGCTTGCCACCTTCCACAGCGATTCGCCCGCATAGCCGTTAAAGCCAAGTCCTGGCAGGTGGAACACTTCATCTTCCTGCAAGACGATGTAACTGCCTTCGCTCGGCTGCTTCCACTGTGCAATGTATTCGTCGCCGTTTTCGACCAGGTGCAAATACTGCTTGGTGCCACGCACTAGCTCCGGTGCGGTGCGGCCTGGATACAGCGGTACCAGCTCCACTGGTCTTCCGCCTTCTTTGCGAATCCACGCATAGGCATTTCCCCACAGCAGGCAGTGGCATTGCATCAGTTCCTTGAACACCGCAGGCGTCTGCCACGCGTTTGGACGCTCCCGCAGTAGCTTGTAAGCCGGATGTGCACGTGCCACATCCGCACCGCGGTCTAAGCGGCGATGCAGCGTCAGCGGCAATTGCCCTACGTGCCCGCAAATCTTGTTGACCGCGTACCAGATCGGCGGATAGCTCAACGCATTGTGCGGTGTCACGTACTTCTTGTCTGACGAACCGATCAACGCTTCAGCGAGCCAGTTGGTAATGTTGCGGACTGTGTTAATCATGGCTCCGTCCTAGCAGAAAAAAGCGGGTCCGTCGTAACTGGCGGGTGCCGCATTTGCAGCACGGAACGCCATGACAGCCGCAACAAGAGGGTCAATTTTTTCTTTACTGTTCGCTTTGTCGAACATCCAGCGTTCTGTGCGGTCTTGCACCACCACAGCGTTAGACGCACACCATGACAGCAGCGGGTCGCCATCATGCGTCACTCGCCCCTCTTTCAAGCTCTGCAAAAAGCTCCGAATTGGCTCGTTAAATTGGCTGTAATTCTGCGGCATTTTAACAGGTTTTAGTCCATTTTCTTCTAAATCCGCCGCTAATTGCATCGCTTGGTATGGATCGTGAGCAATATATTCAATGCCAAGGTCTTCGCATTCAGTCAGCAGTCTTTCGCGTAGCTCTTGGATGGGGTGCCGTGTCGTTTGCAGCATGCCGCAAGCCAGGAATGTAGGAAATGGCGGCTCGTCCAAATTGCGGTCGCTGTCGTCGGCAATAAAAGACTGCTGTTTCAGCTCATACCTGTAAAGTGGCACGCCTTCCTGATCTTCGGCAATCTTGAACCGTGCACACAGTGCATAGCTTGCCAAGTCATCACGCCCGCCAAGGTCAAAGCCTGCCGCGATTGCATCCGCTTCCCGCCAATCACTTAGTTCGCCTTCGCAGGCTTGCCATAGCTCTGTCGGTATGGCTCGCTCCGTGCTGGAAAACATGACATTGCAGTGATACCGCTTAAAACGGTTGAGAGCCACAGCGTCACCGCCTGCGGCTTCTTTGACCATTTCCCGCAAGTATTCGTGGTTCACGCTTACACCCAAATTCGGGTTGGCCTTGATCCACGTGCTTTCGTCAAACGGGTCATCGTCTTCGTCGATGCTGGCAAGGTATCCGAAGATGGTTTCGTCAGTGTGAATTCCTTCCAGCACGTTCTGCACATAACCGACTTCTTCACGCCAGAGCTGGCTGCGGTCGTCGCCCGCTGTTGTGATCGTGCAGATTAGCGGCTGCGGACGTGCACCCGAACCAGTACGCATCGTGTCGTAGAAAGGCCGGTGATGTTCTTTCCACGCGTGCAGCTCGTCGAAAAACACGCCGTGCGGGTTCAGTCCGTCAAACGGCTTGTCGCTACCTAGCGGCCTAATAAAGCTCTTGCTGTCGTTGAATACGATGTTGTCTTTGAACAGCTTGGCACGCTTTAGCAGGTGCGGAGACTGACGCACCATGCTTTCCGAATCCCGAAACAGCAGGCGTGCTTGGTCGATCTTGGTGGCACCGATATAGACTTCGGCGGATGCTTCGCCGTCTGCTATTGCCAGATAGATTGCCAAGCCACCACACCACGTGGTCTTGCCGTTTTTTCGCGCTACGCTCACGTGTGCACGACGAAACCGCCGCGTCCCGTCTTCCCGCTTCCAGCCCAGTAGGACCGCGTTGCAAAACATCTGCCACGGCGAAAGCTCAAACGGCTGACCGGCCCATTTGCTTTTCGCATGCCTGAACGCCACTGGAAAGAAAATGCACGCGTCTTCGGCTTCCGCTTCGTCAAAGTAGTATTGGAAGTCTTCGGTGCGTTGGCGTTCCAAATCGTTTAGGTGTCGCTCTACGGCCAAGCGTACATACTTCCCAGCGGGTATTTCACCACTTTGCACGCCGTCGCAATACTCTGCCACTGCTTCAAGCGGCTCACGCAAAGCGATCAATTACGGTCTTGCCTCCGCTTCAAAAATTCAACCATCGGGTCTGTTTCGCTGTCATCCTTGTCAGGCATTTGCAAGCCCGCTCTTGCCTGCGGAGTCCAGCCAAACTGTCTGCCAAGTTTGTCGAGCTTGTCGATGCACGCTGACCAACTAATGCGAATGTCCTTGTCGATTGGGTCGGCAAGCATCTGTGGGTATATCTTGCGGTACAGTTCCCACGTCTCGCAGTACGCTCGCAGGCTGTCCGAATCCAACTTGGTGACAACTTCTTTCGGCAGCGTGTGGCAAATTCGTTTCCACAGTTCTGAACCGTGTTCGCCAAGGTCACCAGGGCAAGGCAGTGTTGCCGGTGCAACCTTCGCGTCGACACGTTTGCCATGACGCGAATTTGTGTACGTGCCTTCCTTCTTCAGTTGTTGCGTGGTCTTGCGGTTGTGGCCGCCTGACCGCTGGCCCTTTACGCCTGCCATATTCTTACCTTGCCCAAATTGCCATTTTGCTGCCTAGCGGTTTAGGAGCG